ACCCCGCTGGTGGCGGGGCGACCCTGACCTACGGATACACCCGACTCGTCACTCAGCCCACCGCGCAGTTCCGCGCGATCAACGCCGAGTACGTGCCGACCGAGGTCACCCGGCAGCGCTTCACGACCGATCTCAAGGTTCTCGGTGGGTCGTTCCAGATCGACCGCGTGCTCGCCCAGCTCGGCCCCGCCGCATCCGGTGAGGTCGCGTTGCAGATGTCGCAGAAGATCAAGGCCGCCAACTCGACGTTCTCCGACGCCGTGATCAACGGCGATTCCGCCGTGAACGCCGACTCGTTCGACGGCCTCGACAAGGCGCTCGCGGGCAGCTCGACCGAGATCAACCTCGCCGGTGGTTCGGCCGGTTCGGACTGGTCGACCGTCGCCACCCGCGAGGCCGGCCTCGCCGCGCTCAAGCACCTTCGCCGGCTGCGCGCCAAGCTCGACGGCGACCCGTCCGCGTTCCTCATGAACGCCGACGCCCTCGCCGCGCTGGAGTCGATCGCCGACTACGTGTCGCAGCTGTCGACGCTCGACGCGTTCGGCCGGACCGTCACCGCGTGGCGGGGTATCCCGCTGGTCGACCTCGGGGCCCGTGCCGGAAGCAACGACCCTGTGATCCCGACCGACGGCGCCACCGGGACCACCGACATCTACGCGCTGCGGATCGGCCTCGACGGGTTCCACGGCCTGTCGACCGTGAACGGCTCGCTTGTGCGTCAGTGGCTCCCCGACTTCAACAGCGCCGGGGCCGTCAAGACGGGCGAGGTCGAGATGGGGCCGGTCGGCGTCGCGCTCAAGGCGACCAAGGCCGCCGCCGTTCTGCGGGGCGTCAAGGTCGTCTGACCTGCGCTTTCCGCCCGCCACGACACCGAGAAGGAGTAACGCCCATGGCGACCATCCACGCCCCTGTGAAGGGGTTCAACGGCAACGGTCCGGCCGGTCTGGAGTTCCGCAACGGCACCGCCGAGACCGACGACGAGGCAGTCATCGCGTACGCCAAGCGGCGCGGGTACGGCATCGACAAGCCGGCCGCCGAGTCCGAGCAGGAGCCCCAGGAACCGGCCGACCCGCGCGAGGTCGAGACCGTCCACGCGGGCGCACCGATGCGCGATGCCGCGGTCGACCCACGGCCGAGCGACCACCTGCCCCCGACCAACGCGGGTGAGGCCAACCCGCACGGCCCCGCGGTCGTGTCCCCGGAGATCGGCGCAGCGTCCGACCGCACCGCCACCCGCAAGACCGCCGCCGCGCCGCGCCGCAAGGCGACGAAGGAGGGGTGACCGGTGGGCCGTGTCTACGCCACCCCGGAGCAGCTGACGGCGTGGACCGGCCAACCGGCCCCGGCCGACGCCGAGCGGCTGCTCGCGCGGGCGTCCGAGGACATCGAGGACGCCCTACTTACCGCCGAGTACGCGGTGAACAGCACGGGCATGCCGACCGATCCGGCCGTCGTGTCCGCGCTCGCCGACGCCGTGTGCGCCCAGGTCGAGTACCAGCTCGCCACGGGCGATGACGGCACCGGCGCGTCCGGGAAGTGGGGAAGCGTCTCGATCGGCCCCGTGTCCCTCGGCGACCGGCGCGACGGCCCCCAGGCAGCGGGCGACGTGGACCTCGCGCCGCGCGCGCACCGCGCCCTCACGCGCGCCGGGCTGCTGCCGGGGGTGATCTGGTGAGAGTCCCCGCGTACCTGCTGCGGCACCGGATCACCGTCGAGCCCTACCTCGGCGACTCCGCGTACGGGCCGCAGTACGGCCCGCCGGTCGAGAACGTCCCCGCCCTGGTCGCAGAAACGATCCGGCTCGTACGTGACCGCGAGGGACGCGAGGTCACCAGCACCGCGCAGATCATCGCCGCGCCCGGCCTCGACTGCCCGGCCGAGTCGCGGATCACCCTCCCCGACGGCCGCACCACGCGCGCAATCAGCGTCGCCCACCACACCGCGCCGGGCCTGCCAGTGCCTCAGTCCACGGAGGTGAGCGCCGAATGACCCAGCGCGCCCGGCTCCGCTGGAACGGGGCCGCCGCCATGCGCGGCACCCGCGCGGGGGCCGTGCGAGGTCTGCGGATCGCCTCCGAGCACGTCCTCGCCGAGTCCCGGAAAGTCGTCCCGATCGAAGAGGCCACCCTCGAACGCTCCGGGGTCGCCACGGTCGACGAATCCCAGCTCAAGGCCGCCGTTTCCTACGACACCCCGTACGCGGTCAGGCAACACGAGGAACTGAACTACCGGCACGATCCGGGCCGGACGGCGAAGTACCTCGAACGCCCCCTCACCGAGCAGGCCGACACCGTCGCCGAGATCATCGCGGCGCAGCTGCGGAGGTCGCTCCGTGGCTGACCTCGACCCGCTCGACGGCGTCGCCCAGCTGCTCGCCGCGCGCGGCCTGGTCACCTACGACCCGACCGGCACGACCGGCGACCTGTTCGTCGAGACGATGCCGCCCGCGCCCGATGCCGCAGTCGCCCTGTGGCTGTACGACGGCGAGGCGCCCGACACCCGCAACGCGTACGACACCCCGCGCCTACAGGTGCGCGTGCGCGGCGGGCCCGACCCGCGCGTCTCCCGCCGCCGCTGCTGGGCGATCTACAGCGCGTTGCACGGCCTCGCCGGCGTCGCGCTCGCCGACGGCACGTGGCTTGTGCTCGCCGCCGCGCGAGCCACCCCGGCCCCGATGGGCCCCGATTCTTCCGGCCGACATGAGCACGTCGTGAATTTCGATCTTGACGTGTCGGCCCCCACTGACCACCGCACCGAATAGGAGGGCCCCGCATGGGACGGCCCATCGACGCCCGCGGCTGGGAGTTCGAGGTCGAGACCGCTACGGCGGACACGTTCGTACGCCTCGGCAACCTCACCAGCTGGACCCACAACCCCGGCGAGAACGAAGAGACCGCCGACACGACCACGTTCGACAGCGACGGGTATTACGAACAGGACGTGATGCAGAGGGGCGCGACGATCGAGGTCAGCGGCCTGTACGCGGCCACGTCCGGCACCCGCGACCCCGGACAGGACTACATCGACAAGGTGTGGGCGTACAAGTTCGGCGAGGAGTCGCGCGGCACCATGCGGTACCGGCACGTCTCGCAGACCGAATGGACCGTGTGGGAGTGCACCGTCACGCCCGGCGAGCAGGGCGGCGAGACGAACGCCAAGACCAGTTGGGGCGCGACGTTCACGCGCTGCGGCGCCCCGACAACCGCCGCGGTGGTGACGACCCCGTGACCGAGCAGCCGATCGAGCCGGCCGAGGCCGAGGTCGAGGTCGCCGACTTCGACGCGTTTTTCGCCGAGCAGGCCGAGCCGGAGCGCCAGGGCGTACCGCTCAAGCTGTACGGCCGGACGTACATCCTCCCGCCGACCCTGCCCGCCCTGTTCACGCTCCAGCTGCACCGGGTGCAGCACTCCGCCCGCCCCGACGACATCCGGCGCCTGCTCGGCGCACTGTTCGGGCCGGACGCCGTCGACCACTGGACCGAGGCCGGGATGTCCGACCGTCACCTCGGCATCGTCCTGCTGTGGTCGACCGCCAACGTCGCCGAGCCGGGCGGTATCAGCATGGAGCGCGCCGCCCAGCTGTACGACGAGCGCGAGGCCGCCAAGGGAAAAGCGGCGGCGCGGCAGACCCCGAGCAGGCCCCGGCCCAAGGGCAAGGGCAAGGGGAAGCCGCGGAGTTCTGGCAAGCGGTCCTGAACAACTGGGGCGCGGTCGAGTCCGACCTCGCCCAGACCTACGGCCTGTCGGCCGAGGACATCGCGCGGCTGTCCACCCGCGCGTTCCTGGTACGCCTCGCCGGTCTCTCCGGTGAGTCACGGTTCGCCCGCGCGTGGCGCTCGACGCCGCGCGTCGTGTCGGACCCGAACGAGATCGCCCGTCTCACCGGGCGGTGATCAGCACGACAACTGAATAGCGCGCGGCGCGCGCCGTGTTGGGGGGGTGCACCTTGTCCCTCACCATCGGCGAGCTGGTCGGATTTATCGACCTCGACGACTCCGGGGCACAGGCCGGTGTCGACCGTACCGAGGCTGCTCTCGTTGGTCTCCAGCGGGACGCGGACGGCCGGTTGCGCGACTTGCGCGGCCGGTTCGTCGCGGCCGGTGCAGAGATGGGCGGCGCCCTCGGCGACGGCATCGGCGGGGGCGCCGAGGAAGCCGGTCGCGGCCTCGCGGGCATCGGC